GTTCTCGATGACCGAGCGGATTTTGGGAATTAGCTTTTCTGCCTCTTCACCATCAACGCTGACTACGGTTTCCGGCACCGCGCCAAACCACTGCCCGTCCGGTGCAAATCCATCGACGCGAATAGGCTCACCCTAGGCTGTGTAGTCACAGCGGCTGTAGCGTGATGCCCCGCGTTCCTTGACGACAATCCAGGTGTGAACCGCGAAGATACCGCGCCAGCGTACCGTCCGTGCAGTAAACACGCGAATGAGCGCGTCCGGATGTTCTGATGCGTTATAATTAGGCACAAGCCCGGCGCTGGAACGGTCGGCGGTTTGTCAGTTGCCACGGCGGTCGCCAAGCAAATAGCCGGCTGCAGAGACCGTGACAGGCGCGATAATCAAAGAGAGAAGAAGCAGGACCGCGTATTTTTTCACGAAGCGGAGATCAGCGGGAGGGGAGCGGGGATCGCGTTGAATGTAGTTCGTCCAGCTGTTTTTGCCAGCGCAGGGCGGAGATTTTTCGTAGATCAGCCAAACCGAAGGACCAGCTGGCCGTCAAAACAGAATCCGTGATCTCCGGCGCCAAAAATGCCAGCCGAATTTCGCTCCTGACGACCTTGGGATGAAGGTTTACGCTGCCAGCGAGCTCCTCGACCGAACCGAATTCACCGCTTGCAAGCGATTCGGCCCAACCATGAGCCCTCACAAGCGCCTGCACCAGCTTTTGATCAAGTTCGGGGCGGGTTCCATTTTGTTGCGGTGGGTCGGACGAATAGGCGGGGGCATCCCGGGGAATGCTCACGATCAAATCATCCAGGACCGATTTCCGACCTGATCGCGCGTTGTCTCCCGGCTCAGCTAGCCGAAGTGACAGTTCGATAGCGCTCTTACCTATCTGTGCGCGCAAGAGGTGGCGATCCAGGAGTTCGGAATCGTCAACCGCTCGGTCAACATTTTGAGCACGCAAGGCTTTCACTATCGTTTGTTCGATTGCCTCGGCGGCGACGCGAGCTACCGATCCTGCTGCTCCTTTCCTTCCCCGCAAAAGCGCAGAGCTGACATAGAAGCGATACCGGACTCCGTTCTTGCTGGAAAAGCTTGGGCTCATGCGGTTGCCCTTGTCATCGAACAGCTTGCCCTGGAGCAGGGCCCCGCTATCAGATCGTTTGACCTTGCGGCCCTGCGAGTTGGATTTGAGGAGCCCTTGAACCCATTCGAAGGTCGCGCGATCCATGATGGCTTCGTGCTCACCCTTGAACCATTTGCCGCCATGATGGACTTCGCCGAGATAGATGCGGTTCTTGAGGAAGTAGGCGAGGGGACCGTAAGTGAAAGGAATGCCCCCGTTGTATTTGGCCACCTTGGTGTTGCGCTGCTTGGTGACGATGCCCCTGCGATCAAGTTCGGCCACCAGCTTGCTGAAGGATTTTAGTTCCAGGTAGAGGCGGAAGATGGCACGGACGGTCTCAGCCTCGCTCTTGTTGATGACGAGCTTCTTGTCCTTGCCGTCGTAGCCGAGCGGGACGGTGCCGCCGGTCCATTTGCCCTTGCGCCTGCTGGCCGCGATCTTGTCCCGCACCCGTTCGGAGGACAGTTCCCGCTCGAACTGGGCAAAGGACAAGAGCACGTTCAGGGTCAGCCGTCCCATCGACGTGGTCGTGTTGAACTGCTGGGTGACGGCCACGAACGAGATCGATCTGGCGTCAAAGGCCTCGACCAGCTTGGCGAAGTCGGCAAGAGAGCGGGTGAGGCGGTCGATCTTGTAGACAACCACCACGTCGATCCTGCCGGCCTCGATATCGACCAGCAGCTTCTTCAGCGCTGGGCGATCGAGGTTACCGCCGGAATAGGTTGGATCGTCGTAGTGTTGGGGCAGAACCTTCCAGCCTTGCGAGGCCTGACTTTTGATATAGGCCTCGCAGGCTTCCCGCCGAGCGTCCAGCGAATTGAATTCCTGCTCTAACCCGTGCTCGGTAGATTTGCGGGTATAGATCGCGCATCGCAGGATTTTTCGGCTTTCAGCTGTCATTCGCTTTGTGATCCTTCTTGCCTTTCGCTTGCGGATGAGCGCAGCCCAAAGAATCGTGGGCCGTTCCATTTGGTGCCGGTGATCTCCAAGGCGATCTCAGAAAGGCTGGAGTAAGTCAGTCCCTCCCAGGCGAACCCTTTTTCCATCACCACGACCCGGTAGGTCCTCCGATTCCAGGTTCGTACCAGCTCAGAGCCGGGCTTGATCCGTCGGGGCAACTCTATGCGGCCGTTCGGCTTTGCCTGAGCTGCCCTCACTAATTGGTCGAGCAGCCGCTGGTGTTCGCGGGAGAGACCGCCATAGGCTTTCTCTTGAATCCGATGCGCGATACTGCGCCTTAGCAGATCCGGACCGAACGCTTTTGGTGGTTCGGCCCGGAACAGCTCGCGGTATCGTTTTCGCAAATCTGCGATTGGTGTCGTAGGCAGCCGATCCAACTCGGCCTCGACCGCTGGTTCGGCCGGTTTGTTCGGCAGACTTGGCCGCGCGGACATCACCGAACCCGACTCGCCGCGGTGATCCGATAGACCCGCTGGCCGTCGACCTTGTCGGAGAGAAGGTTTAACTTCAGCTTCTTCTTGACTACCCCCGCGAAGAAGCCGCGCACCGAATGCTGCTGCCAGTTTGTGGCCTTCATGATTGCGGCGATGGTCGTGCCCTTGGACTGGCGAAGCAGTTTGAGCACGGCTCCTTGCTTAGATGAGGCACCGGCCGATTTGGCTGACGTCCCCTTCGGCGTCGCGGCTTTCGGCCGAATGAGACTTCGCTCGGCTGACCGGGCCGTTTCCGATGTCCGTGCGATATGCTTTGCGGATTTTGATTTGGGTTTCCTGGTGGCCATCTGGCTCTCCCTTCTGTCAACGACAGCATCGAGTGCTGCCACTGACACAAGCCCCGCGATTTTGCGGGGCCAGGAGGAAGCCCAAGAATTACTCTTGCGACAGCCTATGCAACAGCGATGCCGCATCATGCAAACGTCCGACTTCGTAGACCAATTGCTCGATGTCCATCGAAACGGAAACACCCTCCGCAACCCTATTCGCGCAGGCGGCAGCCTTGGCGATCTGCGCCGCCTCACCTGGGCGGGAGCCGATTTAGCCAAAGCAAACTTTGATGGGTGATAGTGACGCTCCGGGCGCTGCGGAAGTCGAGCGAATTCGCAGCAATCTTGTGGCTCTTATTGCGCTTTTACGATCACGAACGTGCTGACGCCCGCCAGCAAAGTCCCTATGCCGCCGCCGCAAGAACGCCTAGTCCTACTTTCGGCTCACACCCAGTTCATGCTCGTATCGTAGCCTGAGGGCTCATACGCCAGCGCCTGGCTGATGCTATCCACCTGGTCGTCGGTCCGCGCTTGTGGGAACGCTAACAATTCGGCTTCGAGCTCCGGCAAAAACGATGCGCCACCAGGGAAGTGAACGCGACCGTCCGCAAACTTGGCTTGCTGAATGTAGAGTCGGCCAATCTTGTCCCGGTGGACCGGAATAGGATTGATGTAGTAGTCGAGGGTTTCCTTCAGATCCTGGGCGAGCCCGATACCCGTGGATGCTTCTTCGATCAAGATCTCGTCCGGCTTGAAACGCCGCGCGAGTGCCACGGCTGTGTCTCTCAACTGCGGATATTCATAGCGGCCCCGGGTCAAATCGAGCAGATAGAAGTGCTCATCGATGACCAGCCAGGTGGTGCAGACGGACCAGTCATTTTGGGCGCCGTCCTTGGCGGCAGTGTCCCAGCTCTGGATCACCTTCGCCTCGTAAGTTCGTTCAGGAAGCTGGTCGTAATACCGTAGCCAAACCCGCTTAATCATGGCGCCGCCGGCGGGAACGGGCGATTGTTGATACTGGGCCGCGAACACGTCCGGACCCATGATGTGTTGCTGCTTGCGTATTGTATCAAGTGACTCCAGCTCTGGGTGGAGCGCTTCGCCGATCTGCCGGTGATAAATTTCACCGTTGCCAATCGGTATGTTTTCTTCCGCCTCGGCAATGGCAGGTAGACTCAATATTTCCCAATCGTCAGGGGAGTTCGATAGAAAACCTCAGAGATCGTCCATGTGCACGCGTTGCATGACGACGATGATCGCGCCGGTTTGCTTGTTGTCGAGCCGTGACATGAGTGTATTGGACACCCATTGGTTTAGGCTGTTGCGACGAAGCTCCGATTGTGCATCCGCCGGTTTCTGTGGATCGTCGATAATGAAGAGGTCCCCGCCGAGGCCAGTCAAAGGCCCCGATACCGAGGTCGACTTGCGAAAACCGCGTCTGGTTGTGACTAATTCGCCATCGACGCTACGCAATATCTGCAATCTACGAAAGGCTCGTTTGAACCAGGGCGCGTGCACAAGGGAACGGAAGTCGCTGGCATGCTTGGCGGAAAGGTCATCGCCATAGCTGATCGCGAAAATTTTACGCCATGGCTCATGTCCCAAGAGGAATGCGGTAAAAGCCACTGTGACGGTAAGCGACTTGAGATACCGCGGCGGCATGTTGATGATCAGGCGGGTGATCTCGCCGCGGCGGATTCGATCAAGCTGGTAAGCGATAGCCTTAATGTGCCAGTTCGGAAGGTATGTCGCGCCGGGATTGAGGTACAGAAAGCACATCTGTAGGAAGATTTCGAAATCGTTGCGCAGGCCGAAGTCGAGGAGCTGTTGTGCTTCTGTCACGTTCTGCTTCATGACGGATCATCCTTTTTCGGATCGAGGTTGGACTGAATCTTTTTTAGGTAAGTCTCCAGCACGATCTGCTCGTCGTCGCTTAGGCCGGACTCATCAGGCTCGCTGGAGGTCATCGCGTGATAGCGGTTGAGCAGGAAGGCAGCGCTCTTAGTATTGCCCTTCAGGCAATCCTCGGCGATCCGCCGCAAAATTGCTTCGTGTAGCGTAATCCGTCGCGTCTTGCCGCGCTCGCTAAGGCCGATCTTGTGTTGAAGGAGATCTTGCAGAATGGTCGCCTCGCTCTTGGCGCCTCTGGGGCGCCCCTTTGGATTGCCGCTTTGCCCCGGCTTGAACTGGTGGGCGCGGGGAGGTTTTCCGTAACCGACGTCGTTGCCATCGGGGGCGGAGCGAGCGCGTTTTTTGAGCTTTGGTTTTCGCTTCCCGGAGTCGGTCATTTCGCTCTCCGACGTTTCGCGGGGGAGCGGGCAGTGGCAACTTCGTCGAAAGCCTGGCCGGTGGCTGCTAAGACTGCATCGCCGCCTGTGTGACGCTGCCAACGTCGAATTGCGACGTCGATGTAGACAGGATCAATATCCATACCGAAGCAGCGACGGCCGACCCGTTCTGCTGCGATCAAGCCGCTGCCCAGAAAAGGATCAAGGACGATGTCGCCGCGAGCCGTGCAGTCGAGAATCGCGTCTGCTACCAGTTGTACCGGTTTCACAGTTGGGTGGAGTGCGAGCAAACTGCCTTCGTCGGTAACGCGACCGGAAAAGCTATTGCTCCCGGCATATTCCCAGACGTTCGTCCGGTTGCGGCCATGTCGACCGAGATCGACATTGTTGCGATGGCGCCGCTTGCCATGTCTAAAGACGAGGACGAACTCATGGCGGCTCCGGTAAAAGGACCCCATGCCGCCGTTTGGCTTGACCCACACGCAAATGTTCAGGAGCTCGTGGTAGATGTCGTCCGCCGCTTCCTGAAGAGCCCAGAGATGGCGCCAATCGATGCAGTGAAAGTGCAACGAGCCGTCGACGCTGTGACTAGCCATCAATCCCATCGACGCCGAAAGGAAGGCCCGATAGCGCTCGGGCGACATTTCCCCAGACACCATTTTGAATGGGCGAGGGCCAGCGTAAATATCGCGCCCTGCACCGTTGTAGGGCACGTCAGTGAAGACGGCAGCCGCTAGCTCGCGGCCCATCAGCGGTGAATACGAGGTCTGGCTTTGAGCATCAGCGCACATGATGCGGTGAGGCCCCAGCAACCAGATGTCACCAACCTTGGTGATGGTGAGCCGTGAGGGAGCGGGAATATCGTCGGCCGGATCGGTGTGAGAAAAAGACACGCCTTCGATCAGGAGATCGGCTTCGCCGATTGAAAAACCCGTGTCCTCGATGTCGACATTGAAATCGACCAGTTCCTGCAGCGCCAGACCCAACATCTGGTCATCGAAGTGCGAAAGGTCTGATGACTTGTTATCCCAGATGTTGCGGATCTTTGCCGCCGCTTTGGTCAGGGTGAGGCGTATGACCGGCACCTCTTGCAAACCAGCCAGCTGGGCCGCCTCAAGTCGGGCGTGACCCGCAACGATATCCCCATCCTGGGTAATCAGGATTGGGTTGATGAAACCGCTTTTTTGAATATCGCGCGCTAGCTTTCGAATCTGCTGCCGGGAATGTTTTCGAGCATTCGTTGGATCCGGCTTCAGTTCTCGGGGATTTACCCATTCCATCGCGATCGGACGGGTTGCTTCATTTTTGCCGGCAGGTTTTGTTCTACGGAGGGAAACGTGATCGAGGGGCATATTTTGTTGCTCCTTGGCAAAAGGAGCAGTTCATATGCACCATGGTAGGAGTGTTTCGGAAAGTCAAATAAAAGGCTAGATCAGCCAATCATTTAGCTTGTTTCTTCTTCCCCCATTTAGGATCTCTGAATCCCAAGTTGTTCAGGGCACTGCGAATCGTTTGAATCGAAATTGTCTCGGGGTAGGACCGATAGATCGGCACCCGATCGCCGGCCTTGAAATCGCAAATATAGCGTTCCCGAAATTTGCCCGCTTTGTGATGTTTCTTCAGCATTTGATTCACGAGGTGGTGGGCCTGTTTCAGGGGCGGGATCAAAGAACATAGATGTTCGTATTCTTGGGGTGTCCGGTTGTACCGATGCTCGCCAAAGCTTTCGAACAATAAATCTACCGCAAGCTCCTCCAGCGATTTTCTGGTTTGATGCATGCTGTTGTCCTCGCCAGCAACATAGGTTCGGAGAGGCGAGTCTGCAATTCGCGTAATGGGCGGTTATGGAATGGCCGCTCCTGGCGCAAATCCGCCGTTCATATGGAAACAGCATCTCGCGCCTGATAACGAATGAGTAGCGAGTTTATCAGCTCGGAATCAGGTTCGGGGATGGGCCGCTTAGCCGTTCACTGGTAGGGCTAAACCATAGCTCGTTGCGCTTAGTGGCATCGGCGGCAGTAACGCGTGCGAGAAGGTCTCGGATGGCGCTTCAGTGCGTTCGTATAGACATTTAAGCGCCATCGATCCACCTTTATCTATTTATACGAGCTGCTCTTTGCAAAAGTGCTTCGCCTCGACTACGAACCACG